CGAATAGTTTTTTTAGCGTCTTCAACTGTTGCATACTTTATACTAACAGTATCTTTTGGATTTTCGTCTGTATAAAGTCTTCGGTCTGAACCTTTTGGTTTTTTACCTGTTCCTGTTTTTGGGTCTTTACTCATTATAAACTTTGGTTATGATTATTGTTCATTGCTTGTTGTTGATGTTGTAAATCTTTTTCAAAAGAACCTGGGTCTTCTCTAGGTATTTCTTTAAAATTTGTTTCTCTATCAAAATATTTATAATCAATTGTAATTGGTTGTAATTCTTCTAAACATTCTACTACATCAGATTTTTTAAAATGTTTACAAGAATATACATCAAGTTGTATTAAAGCAGGGTCTGACTCATCCCATGTATGAATAGCAATATGAGAAGTATCTATAATAACAACACCACTTAAACCTTTATTTCCTTTCTTAGAAACTTTGGATGCATATGGTCCTGCTAATACATTCATATCAATTTTCTTTACCAAATTATTTAACCAGTTAATTGTATCTTCTTCAGTAGTTAAAGGTCTTTTTACTTCTGACCTAATAAGAAGGTGTTTATGTTCAAGCATATTTTTTGTTAAAAGTTTTTAACTCCTCTTTAAATTTATGTGTTATTTCTTCTACATTAGGTTCTTTATTTACTTCAGCTAAGTAAACATTTTTATTAGCGTATTTAAATATTCTTAAACCTTTACCATTATTACTATCTTTATAACATTCAAACTTATGTTGACACCATTGACAACCAATAGGCAATTCTTTATTACCTGCTTTAGTATTAGACAATGGAAAACATTTTTCTTCAGGTGGTTCTTTCTTCTCTAATGTTTCTTTTAATGTTTTAATCAAATGACTTGCATTAGGTTTAGCTAAATCATCAGGTTGATACAAACATATATCACCTGACACTTTATCAATAACAAGAAAAGCACCTTTACTTGTACCTTCAGCTTGTTCATAACCTGCAATTTGTGCATGATAACCGAATGGGTCATCACCTAATAACTCACCTGATTTAAATTTTTTAAAACTAAATGATGATGCTGACTTAACATCACATACTTCACCATCTATCTTACTATCAAGATGACCAGTAATACCATCTACTTCTACTTTCTTTTGTTGGTCTTCAATCTTATGTCCTGCTAATTCTGCTAAGAATAAAACAAGATGCTCAAGTAAATGACCATACAAAAATTTTAAATTAAGACTATCATCTCCTGCTAAGTATTTCTTTGGACTAAATCTATCAAACCATAATTGTCTAGGTGGTTTTCCTAGCACCGACATTCTTAACATACCTTGTTTTTTTCTATCAGGATTATTCCATGCTAAGAAAGCTTCTTTAATATTGTTAAGAAATCTATTTAATTGTTCTTCACTAACTTTAGCAGGTTTACCTTTAGAAATATTTGCAATTAATTTTTTAATATCAACAGCTAAAGTATCTAAAGTCTTAGTGTGTTTCTGACCAGTTGTTTCCAATTTTATATTCTCCATTTAATTGACACCTAACATTTAATTGTTGTCCTGCATCAATTATTGATTGTACTGCAAGTCTTCCAAATTCATCTGCTCTATCTTCTTGAACTTCATACTGAAATTCATCATGCACATTCACAACTGGGAAGGCTTTGATTTGTTTTATCTTAACATATTCTTGTAGTATTGTCAACGCTTTTTTCATAACACAAGCACCTGCACCCTGTAATAATGTATTTAATGCAGCATGAGGATGCCTGATTATTATTTTTCTTTGGTCGAGTCCTCTGACCCATCTACGTTGAGCCACTCGTTCCACTTTTTCTCGTAAGCGTCTAAGACTTGGCGTTGCTCTAAGAAATTTTTCTTTAACTCTTTCGCCATCTCTTTCCGTACCTCCAATGATAGTTCCGATTTTTTTATTCCCTGCTCCATAGATAAAAGCATAGATGAAAGTCTTTGCCTCATCTCTCGACCCCAAACCAGCAGCAACTTGATTTGAAGTATGTATATCTCCATTAATGACTTCATTTGTATAATCCTTATCGTTCATGTAGTGTGCTAACATTCTTAACTCTAGCCCTGATGCATCCACACCTACTAATTTATAACCCTTTTCTACTATCCATAGTCCTCTACATTCTTTACCATATGGAGAGTACACAGCAGGAACTTGAGCCATATTGGGCGATTGATGACTCATCCTTCCTGTAATTGTACCATTGGTTATTACTTTGCCATGTACTCTTCCATCTTCTCTAACTGCTTCAATCCAGGAGGAAACTTGGGCTATTCTTTTTTGAAGCATTAGAAACTTGTTAATTAGTTTTGCTTCAGGTATGTTTTTTATTTCTGATAAAACTTTTTCATCAACAATTATATGTCCTTTTTCTGTTTTCTTTTTAGGCTTCCATCCAAGCATAACCAATCTCTCAGCTATCTGTTGTCTAGAACCTAGATTAAATTCTTTATATTTAACCTTTGTAAAAGGAACACCTTTAACATATCCTCTAGCTTTATTATTTGCTTTAGGAATAAACTCTTCTTCTATTTTTAAAGGAGGGAAAGACTTTCTAACTTGTTTAGTTAAGTCATTCATATCCTCTTGAAACTTAGCTTGTAATCCATAAGCATTTATTATATCTAATTTAAAACCTTTTTCATGTTGAGCCTGTATAATTGTAGAAACTTTATGTTCTAAATCAATAGACTCTCCAAAATCTTTTACCTTTAATATTAAAAATTTATAGAGTCTTTCAGTTAGTTCAACATCATTCCTACAATACTTTAACATATCATCAGAAAGAAAATCAAATTGTTCAAACTCTATTTTATTATGTCCTAACTTTGTACCCCAGTTTTTTAATGAATGTCCTCCATCTATAACTGGGTTTAACAATCTTGATAATACTAATGTATCTGTAATCTTACAATCTTTAAACAAGTCTTTACCAAAAGATTTATTAACTACTGGAATATCAAATCCAATAATATTATGTCCTATAAATTCTTTTGTCTTACTTGCAAACTCTTCAAACCTGTGTAAGTTTTTACCCTCTGTAAATTGATAATAAGTTTTATCATGTTTACAAACAATACACCATATCTTATCTGCATTAATAGTAGTCTCTATATCAAAAACTACTCTATTAAATGTCGTCAAGGCTCACCTCTTTTAGTCTTCCAGTATCAACATCATATTGTAAATTACAACATGGACCAGTTAATCCTGCAAATCTATTCTTTAATACTCTTACTCTTGTTGTATTTCTAATCTCAGGGTCATCATTCTGAGCATCTCTCTCTAAACCTATTACCATATCACTAAGCTGACCAATACTAGCTGACCCTCTTAATTGAGATAAACTTGTCGCTGCCCCCTCTTCATGTCCTTTTCCATCAGGTCTTCTTAAATGAGAAACAACAATCATTGAAACGCCTGTCTCTTGTACTAGCGTTCTAAGTCTAGTCATAATCTCATCTAATGCTCTTCGTTCATCTCCATGACTTTGGTCTGATACTATAATACTAACGTGGTCGATAATAATATATTTACAATCTAAACCTTTAGCTAAGTATCTAACTCTTGAAACAATATTATCTATTGAATTAGAGCCGAAATGGTCAAACATAAATACTCTACCTGTACCTACTGTTGCATCAAAGTAAGTCTTCATCTCTTCTTTACTTACATGAACATCAGGTAAATGTAATCTTTGATTTGCTTCTACACTCATCAAACCTTTTGAAGTTATTACTGGTGTTTCTTCTAACATTAACAAACCAATATTATCTTTTGTTGATTTAATCATATGATGAACAATCTCTCTCATTACTTGAGTTTTACCTAAGCCACTTCCTGCTGTAAATGTAATTAATTCTGCAGGTCTAATACCATAAGTCAATTTGTTTATACCCTCAAAAGGATATTGAACAAACGATTTTAATGTTGGTTTAGTTATCTCATCAAATAATATATTAGCATTGATGATACCATCAGGAGCATATAACTTCGCATCCCAAAATGCTTTTGTATATACTTGAATTTTATTTTTACTTAAACAATCTGAAGCATCTTTATATTCATTTGGTAAATGTAATATCTTAC